CAGCGAAACTCACACGCGGGTTTACGCGACGATCCAGGATCGCAGGAGCACCGCCGGTCTGGCCGCCGCTGCCATCAAGCCCCACCGGATTCGGGCTCGGCACCCACTCTGAGTTTTCAGAGTCAAACACCATCGCCCGACGCTTCTGCCCGTCGCTGATGAAGTTGAACCCAATGTCGGGCAACTGAAGATTGTGCCCGCTCTGGCGATAGAGCAGCGTGGCCGTGGATTCGTAATATGACACCGCTTGGTTGCTCCAGTTCTCGTAGACGAGCTTCGCCGAGATGCCAGCCACACGCAGCGTGTCTGCTGGGCAGCCGAAGTAAAGGGAGTCGTTTACGCAGTTGTTTGCAGCAAACCACCCGTTCGGCCAGAATTGGTAGTTCTTCTTCACCGTGACTCGCACGACGCTCTCCTGCGTCGTCAAACCGGGAAAATAATCGTAGGCCGAGTTCGTCAGCGGATACTTCGTATTTGAGTCGTCGTAGTAGTAGAGCGCGGGCACTTCGGCCTGCGACGCCTCCGCGCTCCATTCGCTCGCGCGGGCAGTTGGGTGCAAAAGTTCGGTTGGCGTGATGATCGAATACTCGCCGATGACCTCGACGTGGTAGGGGTTGCCCTCGAATCCTTCCGTGATCCGAATCTTGCGGAGTTTGAATTCTTGAACCCACGGGTGCGGCGCGCCCCACGATCCCGTTCCTGTCGCGGTCAAAATCTCGCCTTCTGTGATCGGCGTTCCAGCCAGCGTGTTGTCTGAGAGGACGCAGATCCACCGACGCTTACACGTCGTAAACTTCCCGATCTCGCCTTCGGTGACGCGGGCCAGCTCTTTGGTGGAAACGATTGGCATATTTTGTTATCCAAAAACCGCACCGCCGACGATGGCGACGGGCGCGTTGTTTTCGTTCAGGTATCGAGCCGACGCGCCGATCACGGCCTGCGAGATCGCTTGGAGCGCCCGCGTCTGAAGCCGTGCCTCGATCAAGCGCGGGTCTTGGGCCTGCTCGGCGATGCTCTGAATCAACGCCTGCCCTTCGGCTGTGCGGAAGTCGGCCGTCTGCGCCGCCTGGTTTGTCGGCCGCTGCAACTCCAACCGGCGGGCCTGCTCTTCCGCCACGCGGGCCGACTGCGCGAGGGCGTTGTTCGCACCGGCGTAGGCGTCTTGGAAGCCCTTCAGGAAGGCGTCGTTCTGGCGAGCGATGAGCGACTGGAACTGCTGCGCCGCCGAGTCGCCACGGGCGAACTGCTGGATCTGGCGGTCGGCTGCGGCGTCGCGGCCCTTGGCGATGGCGTCTTCTGCACGCTTGGCCTTTTCGAGCGCGTTGATGCGAACCGTGGCGGCCCGCTTTTCGCGCAGGTCGGTCGTGGCCAGCCGGGCGGCCTTCTCGGCGGCAATCCGATCTTCGATGGCCTTGACGTTCTGTGCCGCCTGCTTCTCTCGCTCCTCGCGTTTGGCCACGGCGTCAAGCTCGGCCTTTAGCCGCTGGTCAACCGTGGCAAAGAGGAACTCTTGCACGCGCTGCTCGGCAGCCTGTCGCTCCTGGGCAATGGCCTGCTCTGCCTGCACCCGCTGGGCAAAGAACTCCTGCTGGCGGGCCACCTCTAGGTCGAAGGCTTCCTTGTCGAGAAGTTCGTCCTTTACGAGCGCCTTCGCGGCGGCGATGCCCTCGACAAGCCCGGCGGCGGCTTCGCTGCCCACGCGGCCAAACTCGCCAGCCCTGGCAATCGCCTGCTCCACAGCCTTGTCGGCCCCAGCGAAGGCTTGCTCGAAGCCCTGGCCGAAGCCCTGCTCCATCGCCTGCTGCTGCTCCTTGAGCTTGTCGCGGAGTTCCGTGAGTTGCCTGAGGCGGGCCTGCGCGTCGGCGTCGGTCGCCTGCCGCACCACCTCGATTTTTCGCTCCACAGCGGAGAGGTCGTCTTCGAGCTTGCTGGAGGCGTCGCTCGTCTTGAGCAGGCTTTCAATCCGTTTGTCGTCGGCCGTGGCCTGCTGTGCAGCGGCGTCGGCGGCTTCCTTACGCAGGTTGACTTCCTTGGTGAGCTCGGCGTTCACGTTTTCCATGAAGCCGTTCATGATTTTGATCTGGTCGGCCGTCAGCCCGCCCTCTTCGGCCATACGCTGGAACGTGTCGAGCGTCTCCACCGACTGCCGCAGGAACTCCGAGCCGCCATCCGTGGCCGTGGTGAGGAACTGCTGAAGCCGCTCCTCGGTGGTTTCAAGGTTCGTGGCCACCTTGATCTCGGGGGCCTGGCTGGCTTCCACGGTGGCGCGGAACTTCTGCACATAGGCCGTTGCCGCACCTTCGCCACGGGCAGCCGCCGACGTTTCGCCTTCGCCGAGGCCCACGGCGTTGAGGCCCGCTTGAAAGGAGTTAGCCCCGGCTTCGAGGAACTCCTTCTGATTCTGCGCCATTGCGGCCGAGGCGGAATCCGCAAGATCGGCCCCCACTTGGGCGAGATCATCGGAGATCCACGCGCCAACCTCTTCGAGCAGTTTGCCAATGGCCAGCATGATGCCATTGCCGACCATCTCAAAAAGATTGAACACCTGACGCAGAGATTCAGTAAGGGCCGTAAACGAATTGGCCACGAACTGAAACACCGCACTGGCTTCGGTGAGCGCGCCGGTAAACCCGCTGAAGTTGCCGACGAACTGATCGAACACGCCCGCGAAGATCTCGGCCCCCTGCAAGAGCACGTCCGTTATGGCGTTGGCAATCCCTGTGCCGCCCTCGCCCTGCGCCCCACTCCACTCCTCCACGAACCGCAGGAACTGATTCGTGACATCCGTGACCGCCGGGGCGAGGTTGCCGACCACCTGCCCGATGATGCCTTCGACGGTGGCTCGCACCAGGTCGAAGGCGTCGTTCATATCGGCCACGTTATTGATCTGCGTTTCGCTGACGATGATGCCCAGCCGCTCGGCCCGTTCACGCAGTTCGTCGATGCTCGCCGCCCCTTCGCGGAAGAGCGGCGCGAGAGCCGCCCCCTGCTTCCCGAAGATCTGCACAGCCAGCGCGGCCCGCTCGGCCACCGTGGGCAGTTGTGCAATGGCGTCGCCAATAGTTGAGAACTGCTGCTCGGGAGCGAGAGCCTGCAACTGCGCCACGCTCAGGTTGATCTCTTTCAGCGACTTATCGAGCGCGTCGCCCGGCGTCGCCTTGCCGATGTTCACGGCCAGCTTCTGCACGGCCACGCCGAAGGCTTCCGTGTCCACGCCCGCCATCTTCGCCGCTAGGGCATAGCCTTGGAGCGATTCCACGCCAATGCCCGTGCGGGCCGACAAATCATTGAGGGAGTCGAGCGAATTGGCGACGTTGCCCGCCATCGTGAGCACGTTCTGGGCCGCGCTCGTAAACGCCGAGCCGAGGGCCTGGAACGTGTCCACCAGCACCCGGCCGATCTCGATGGTGCTCAGCGTGCTCACGCCCTTGCTGAGCCGGTCGAGTTGGTCGGTGGTCTTCTCAGCCTCGCCCGTGAATCGCTTGAGGCTCTGCTGGTTCTGTTCGACAATCTTCTGCAACAGTTGCAGGGCCTTGTCCGCATCCGACAGGCCCTTGGTCATGCCAGCGGCGTTCGCCGTCATCTGCATGCCCACGCCGATTACTGTCGCCATACGTCACCCGTTGAATAACTGCTGCAACTGCTTGATCTGATCGACCATCTGGTCCTGATGCTGCGGCGGCCTCTCCGTGGGGATGAAGTCGCTGGCCCGTGGTGCCTTGCCCTTGGCCGAGTAGGGGGCCAAGATCGCACTCGCAAGTAGGCCCGTCTCTGCCCAACTGTCTGGTATTGCCTCGAAGTACCTCGTGTATGCGATCCACTCACTGAGCTCGGCTGCCGTCATGCGACGTTCAAGCTCGCCCACCGTCATCCCGAGATGCCCCGCCAACCGGAAGACAAACCTTCGCAGCGGGCGGTTGTTCAGTTTTTTGCGAGTTCCTCCACGTCCTTGTCGGTGATCGCGTTGTGCTGGGCCGCCTTGTCGAACAACCGGCTCACCACCTTCGCGCTCTTGGCTGCCAGCTTCTCCACCTGCTCGTCGCTGAAGAGGCGGTTTCCGGCCTCGTCGCACAGGCAGCGGGCGAGGAACTTGGCGCGGAAGTTGTCCACGCCCACCTCCTTCTTGCCCACCCATTCCTTCTGGTAGGCGTCGAGCTCGCCCACGGTCATCACTCGGATGAAGACTTCGCCGCCCCATTCCTTCACGTTGACCTTCAACAGGCCAAGGTCATCGGCGGCGAGAATCTGATCTGCGGTCAAGGCCATGCGTAGGTTCCTTACTCAGGCGTGATCTGAAACGACGCCGCGTACCGTGCGACATCGTTGACTTTGCCCGAGAGTTCCACGCGCTCGCAGATGCACTTCGTGGAAAAGGTCAAGCCGCCCC